CTAGGCCGCCTGTGAGAACATGTAGTCGAATGCCCAGGGGTTCAGTTGGGCATTGCCCTTTCGCAGTCTTTGCACCAGATTGCTTACCCTTCGAGCGCAGCTCCTGCTGCAATAGCGCCGCGATGCAGACGATGGTTTGAAGGATGTGTTGCACACAGCGCATGCGCGTTCGCTCGCTGCTTCCCGTGCTTGCTTGTGCATGTAGCTGGACGAACACGACAACGAGCAACACTGTTGCGTCTCCCTTCGCGGCTGAAAGTCATGACCGCAGTTCGGACACTGCTTGCGTTGCAACTGCTTCGCTTCACGATTCCGGTTTGCGCAGACGATGGAGCAATGTCGAACGTGAGGCTCGTCGCTTCTGAAGTCCTTGCCGCAATGTGCGCACGGTCGAGGCGTGGCGTTCGATTTGGAGACGAGCCGATAGGCTGAGCGTCGAACGATGTTGTATCCGACCTGCGCTCCTGCAAATCGACGCTCCAAAGCCGAGCGCGCGCACTCCGGGCTGCAATATCGTTGGCCCGGGGTTGCATCGTCCATATCCATAGGGCCGCCGCAGTACGCACATCGATCACGCGAGTAGGTGAATTCCGGCTGCCCTTCCATCCAGTCTGGCCTTTGGGCGCCGTTCTTGTCCAGCGCCTGAAGGACAAGCATCTCCGCTTCCTGATCGGATCGATGCCAGTCATGCCCACGCCGGCAGAACGCAATCCGGAGCCCATAGCGACACTGCGCTTCATGTTCGAAGGGAGAAGACTTCCAGTCGTCGAGAAGGATGGCGATTCGCCGAACCAACTCGTCGCGCTTTTTCTGAGGCGAAACGATGCGCCGACCCTTGCGCTTTCGAGGATCGTAGACCCTGGAATTTCGATCGCCGTACCGGTATTCGGTATATCCGGAAAACAGCCCATTCCGATAAAGGGGATTGTTTACTTTGCCTCGCAAACTCATGAGAACACCGCGTCGAAAATTGCAGGGGTCATGGCATGAAGTCCGATGTTCGGCTTTTGCTGCCTCGACGCGAAGTGTTCCCTGAAGGCTCGGTCCATCACGAAAATCACCTCGATGTGCGCCGGACCAAGCGGCAGGCGATGAAGGCTCAAATACGAATGAACGTCGCTATATGATATCGGCCGCGGGCCGGACTGATCAAAAACACGGACAAGGTTCAGGCCGGCAAACACTTCCCAATAGAGTGCAGATCCGGGCATCATATGCGGTGCTTGCGATGTTCTAAGGCAGCGCTCTACTTCCCCTGCCATCGATTTCAGAAACGTGTCCCGGTTCATCATTTCCTCGTTGTTGGTCTGTCCGGTGCTATCGGACCTCGCGATTGCGCTGCGCGGCCAGCACGGCGGGGCCGGAGCCCCTTCGGATCATGGCCGGGACCTGCTGCTTGATCTGTTTGCCGGCGACTTCGCCAGAGACCTTGGCAATGGTCGGCACGAGGTTGCCGTTCCGTACCTCAGTCGACACCGAAACGGTGATCTGACCGCCGGTGTTGGAGCTGGCCGCAAGGGACTGATTGGGAACGATGGCACCCGACTGGCGCGGCATGAACAGTTCCGGCCCCCTCTCGCCAACGAGATAGGCTCGACCCGATGAGACGGGTCCGCCTTCCGCCCGGGCGCCGCCGAACGTGAATCCGGATTGGCCAGCCCCAGGGAGTCCAAAGCTGTCAAACATTGAGCTGATGAGTTGATTGGTGGCCATTTTCAGGAGTTGGCTGGCTAGGTTGCGAAAGGCATTGCTCAGCGCTTCGGTGGCTGTTGCGCCTGATAGCAGGTCATCGACAAGTGATGACGCGAAGCTCTGGGCCATCCCCTCAGCCTCCTGCATTAGATCCTTCATCCGCTCGATTTCGGTATTCTCGAGCTTGATGGCCTGAACCAGTTCAACAATCTGCTCGCGCTCTTTGTCGGTCGCCGCCGCGCCAGCGGCGCGCAGTTCGTTCATCACCCGCTTTTCGGTGTCGGTTCTTCCAATCAAGGAAAGCTCGAATTCCAGACCATCGATCAGTTGCTGGACTGCTTCGGCTTCCTTGATCGCCTTGGCGGCGGCATCGTTGCGGCTGCCTGACGATCCGCCTCCACTGCCACCGCTCGAACCGCCCCGATCGACCAGGATGTTGCCGTCGGGTCCAAAGTTGAAGCCCTCATAGAAATCGGTGCGGGGCACGTCATAAAACGCACCTTGAATGTCAGACCTCAACTGGTTCCATGCCTTCGGATCGGTGGCGCGAAGGTGCTCATATAGCGACTGGTTGCCACCCCGACCGGCGCCGGGACCCTCCAGGCTTTGCATGGCATCGGAGATATCCCGAATGGCCCGAGCCAGATTTCCAGCCCATTTCGCCGACTCGATCAGGATGGGCGCCAGATCGATAAGGGTCTGTTTGAATTGGATGTCCATCACCTTGGTTGCGGTGGTGAACTCGTCGTTCAGATCCTCAGCCCTCGCGATCAGTTCGTTGTCGACCACGATGCCTAGTTCGCGTGCCTTTTGGGCGGTTCTGGCAAGCTCATCGGCCCCGCCTTTCAATACTTCCACCATCTTCACGCCGGCACGTCCAAATGCGGCCGCCGCGATCGCTGCCCTGCGGCTCGCGTCCGATTCTTCTCTCAAAGCGTCCGCGACGAGCTTGATCCGCTCCTCCTGGCTGCGCGCCGCTTGAATGTTTTTCAGAAGCTCCGGATGCAGGACTTTGAGGTTCTCGACGAGTTCGCCCTTGTTCGCCGCGGCCCGGCCGGCGTTTCTGTTGAACGCCTCGAGCGCGGAGCTGAGCTGTTCGAAGCTGACGCCCCCCAGCTCTGCCGAGTAGGCCAGTTCCTGGAAGAACTCCGCATTGAGGCCGGCCGCTTTCGCGGTCTTGCCGATCCGATCGAACTCGACCATCGCTGATTTGGCGCCATTTATCGCGCTTGCCACAGCGATAAACGGACTGGCCACCGCTGCCACGGGCAACACACTCTTGGCGAACATGCCGATCTTGCTCGACGTGCTGGCCAGTGCCCGATTGATCCGGCCGGTCGATCGGATCATGTCGGTTTCCATACGCCGAGTGGTGGAGCGCGAGCGGCGCTCTATCTGGCCGTATTGCCTTGTGGCGGTCCCGCTGGCCTTGGCCATGTTCCGCTCGAAATCCCTGATCCTGGCTTCGAGCTGGACAACCAGTCTTTCTGCATCACCTTGCGGCATGAGGTTCTCCTATGCGAGCGCGAGTTGCTCGATGTCTCCGTTGAACGTGTCATACGAGCTGAGACCGGTCTGGCCCTCGCTGCACCGCGCCACAGCCATTGCGGTGGCAACGGCGCCGTCGATCCGATCGGTGGACTTGCCTTTGTGAAAGCTCATGTTGTCGGCTTTGTCCCGCTCGACTGCGATGTTCTCAAAATGCCATCGCAGGATGGGATGCCCGCCGTGCTTGATGCGCCGGGCCACTATGGCCCGCTCCAGTTCTTTCACGGCTGGTGCCATGGTTATCCAGCCCTGACGCATCTCCACCACGGGAAAGCCGTCTTCGGTCAGATTATTGATCGTGTTGCGGGCCATGTGCGGATCGAATGCGATCTCCATCACGCGGTACGTGGCGCACAGTTCTCGGACCTTGTCCTCAACGGCCTGAAAATCGACCACGTTGCCGGGGGTGGGGATGATGAGCCCTTGCTCTGCCCATAGGGGATAGGTTGCCTTTTCCCGGTCAGATCGGTGGACGATGTTGTCCTCGGGACAGAAGAACCACGGGTGGACCTCATAGCCCCCCTCTCGGTCTCCCCAGCACGCTACGATGGCTGTCAGGTCTCGATTGGAAGACAGATCAACTGCAAGCCAACACGGCTCCTGGGTGATGTCCTTTTCCTCAAGGTCTACCGGGTGGGCGCCCTCGTCGTAGATCGGCATCTCCACAAAGGGCGAGGCGCTGTAATCGAGCCATGTGTTGAGGTGATACTGCCGGAAGTCATCCCGATCGGCAGGGCGTTCTTTCGATTCCCGGGCCATCTGGCGCAGGCCCTCAATGTCGGGATACCCATCGGCAAGGCCAGGATTGACGTAGTGCCACAACGCCTCATCCTCCCAATCGGCATCATGCTCGGTTTCGAACAGCACGGGTAGAAACCCGGGATCTTCGATCTCACCGGCCTGGACCTTGCGGGCGTACTTGAGCAGATCGAACGCCAGGTTCTCTTGGCCCCTGCCGGCCTGGGTGATGACGACGAGAAGTGAACCGGGTGCCTTGTTGAGGCCAGTGCGGAGCGCCGACCAGGTCTTGCGGCTCTTTTCGCCTTCCCATGCGATCACCTCGTCGGCCAGGACGAATTGCGGGGTCTTGCCCAGCTTGCCCTTGCCACCCGATGCCAGGGCTCGAAACTTCGCGCCGGAGAGTGAGTGCTCGAGAATGAATGTGCTCTCGTTGAGCTTCATCTTGCCGTCGAGCCATTCGGTGGCGCCGATGATACCCACCGCCTCCTCATAGGCGATCACCGCATCCTCCTCAGCGGATGCTGCCACCATTGCCTGACCGCGCGGGACGCGCTGGTAACCCACGGTGTGGAGAAGAGCCAGACCGGCGCCAACGGTGGTCTTGCGGGCGCCGCGTGGCAGTAGGATGAACACGGTGCGGACCTGCCGCCGCCCATCGGGGAAGCATGGCCCATAGATGCGGCGCACAATTCGCTCCCAGAACCGCGGGAGTTCAAAATCGCCGCTGTCGCTCTTGGGGTGCTTGAGGCAGCGAAGGAACTCCACCGCCCTTTCACCATGGCCAAACGGATCGTCGATCTCGCTATCGTCGAAAACCCACTCGGGTCGGGTCGCCTTAAATCTGGAGGTCTGCTGGCGCGCCATTGCTTGCCTTGCCTCCCTTCGGCTGGAAACCTTGCTTCGACCGTGCTGCCGGGGTGAGCCCGAGCTCAGCACCGAGGCGGGCAACGGCCTCGGTGGATTTGTTGAGGATGGCTGCAGCCGGGTTCGGCTTGAGCATTCCGTGCGCGGTCTTGGTCAGTGGCCCGTGTTCAGCCAGCGCCTTCTGGCACTCTCGCACCGTCCAGCGGGCGAGAATGTATGTTTCGACAATGCCGAGCCCAGTGGTGGTGAGGATCTTGCGTTCGACCATCTCGGAGGTTACGGCCTGCCACTCGTCGACCATATCGTCGGGAATGGTGTCGGGCACTTTCGGAACGCCCTTGAGCCCGCCATCTATGGCCTTCAGGTGAGCCTTTGCGCCCTTCATGATCGCACTTCCTCACACCGCAGCTCATAGCCCTTGTGGCGGCCAAGTTCTTTGATGTCGCGGATGTTGAAGGACTTGCCGTCGTAGAGCACGCGCTGATCCACGCTGATGTCGTCGATGTGGCGGATGCGGAAGATCACAGCCGTATTGCTGCCTTCGCCGTAGGCTCGCTGATATTCCTCAACCGTGCTCTCGACCATCTGAGCGCGAACGGTAGCGATATCGGACCATGACGCGCTTGGGACGCCATATCCATCGACGGCGGTGGCGCTTTCCTGAATGGTGATGGACCGATCGAGTTTGCCCGCTCTCATCACAACGCCTCCGAAACCATGGACTCGATCGTCACCACGCCATGCGCGGTTTCGCCATCAGGGTCGCGCAAATACCGCGTGCCAGAGACGTAGCAGTCACCGAGTTGGAAACCTGTCCCCGGGTCAGGTCTGGAACTATGGACCGCCGCTCGGATGGCGGCGGCGATGGCCTTCACGCCAGTGAGCCCGGTTTCCTTTTTCCAGATGTGGATGGTGGAATAGACCCGCACCACATTGCGCGCGAGGCGCTGCTCGTCGACCTCCTGATCCTCGCCAATGATGATCGATGGATCGGGATTTGGACGTGAATTGCGATCAAGGATCGAGGTGGCCGGAACCAGATCGGTCACCGTGACGGTGGCGACGAAGCGATCGCGAAGAGCTTTTTGCATGGCCAGGGATGCGCTCACGAACTCCCCCAGTTGTCTCGAACCGCCTTGCCTACGGCGCGTTTCATGCGGTTGGTGACCCGCTTGCGCAGAAGGCGGACTGTCGGCCAGAAGAACGGTTGCGCTGGCGCCTTGGTGGTGCCGTACTCGACCAGGTGAGGATACCGGACATCGGCGTTGCCAACCGTCACCGCAACGCCAAACTCAGGAACGGTCAGCGATCCGCCGGGCTGCGAATAAGCCGGGGTTTGCTCGCCGGGCCCCGTGACCTCTATCGATGATTTCAGATCGGGCGCATCGGTGGCGGGATCGTCAGGCGCAATCTGACGCATGGTGTCTGCCATCTCATTGCCCGACTTGAGCAGCGCCGGACGCACGCCCTCACGCACGGCCCGGGGCAGCGCGGCAAAGCGCTTCTGCAGCCGGCTGATGCCGCCATCCTTAGCCATAGGTGTATTCCCGATATTCGCCGAGGATCTGACTTGCCCCGAATGGGATCTCCTGTCCGCTCACACCTACCAAGACTGTCTCCCGCTCCTCGTACCAATGGGCGGCGATCATCAGGATTGCGTGCTCAAGGTCACCGGGTGCCCCATCCGGCAGCTTGTCGGTGTCGTCGAGGGTGTACCCGATGACCTTCTCGACGTGCTTGGTTGCGGCTTCCAGGACTTTGGGCAACACGGCAGTGTCGATGGCGTCACCGCCGCCGGCGCCCATGTTGATCTGGTTCTTGAGATCGTCAGTGGTCAGTGCCATCGAGCAATTTCCTGCTGCTGTTCAAAACTTGACCATTTCCGATTTTTTTCGCGTTTGGGTCCCCGCGCCGGTCCCCAAATCGCCCGGAAAGTTCAGGACCAGCCCCCGGTGTTAGGCGCCAGCAGCGGCGACCCGCACTATGTTGCTGTCGATCTCGAGGGTGGCACTGAGTTGCGTTGCGTTGTTGGCTTCGCCCATCTCATCGACCGCGCTCATCACATACGCAACGAACAGGCGTTCGGAAGGCGTGCCGCCTGACGGGGCGTCGTTGAACTCGATCTTGAAGGCATAGGAGTCGCGCGCCTTCTCTGCCGCGATCAGTGCGAGCTGGCCGGCGTCGGCATAGTCCAGATCTGCCATGATCTGCATGCTGCCGGCGTTGCGCGTGCCTTTGATCTTCCGCACCCGGTTCGATCCGATATGGGCGCTTGTGATCAGTTCGGCATTGTCGCCTGCACTTCCCAGGTTTGTGACCCCTTTGATCTGGGTCCAGCTCTCACCAGAGAAATCAGATGAGCTGAGGTCGGTGCCTGAGTAGGCCAAGGCGCCACCGATGTAGAGTTTCGACCCTCCGGTCGCGAACAGGTTGGACATGATCAGTTCCTCGGTTGGCGCCGTTCCTCGGATTGCTTGGCGCTGGAATGACAGTGGACACAAAGGGACTGCCAGTTGCTGCGGTTCCAGAACAGCGCCTGGTTGCCTTTGTGGGGTTTGATGTGGTCGACGACTGATGCGGGCGATCCGCACCGCCGGCAGGTGGGATAGACCGTGAGGAATTCTCCCCGGGCCTTATCCCACTCTGCGTTGTAGCCGCGTTGCCGCGCCCCCGGTCGCCTGGCATCGAAGCGGGCCTTTCGGGCCCTATCGAGTGCCTGAGCCGTTGGGCACTTCTGCCGCGACGTGTGGACCTGGTTGCAGTGCCCACAGACCTGGGGAGCGCGGACCGGCATTTAGCTCACCGGCGCATCGTGAGGATGGCCCTTGACGATCACGGCGCCGGCGGCGATCGAGGTGCCGCTGTTCTTCGTGATCACCGTCCGGAGATACCGTTTCGTGCCGATATACCCCTGCTTGTAGACCGTGCTGGCAGCCAAAGCTGTCGGCAGCGTGCCGATCAGGTCAGCGGCGGCAACATCGTCGAATTCGTCGGTTTCGCCGGTGTCGGATTCCTGCAGCTTGGCGGTAAAGTTGCCGCTTCCTGCAATGGCGCCGGTGTTGATCACCAATGCCGCGGACTCGAAGCCCAACAGGTCGATTGCTGCAGAAGTGTCGGTTGCGCTGAGCACCTGGGGGACGACGGCCGCCACGGCTCCAATATTGTGTGCCAGATCTCGCATGGCTTAATCCTCCATTCGAAACTTGCGGATTGCGGAAGGCTGGATCACCCGGCCGCCTACGCGGCGGGTGGCATGGATGCGGGTCAGCCCTTTGGTCGCCAGCAGGTAGGGATTGACCAAAACGCTCATGGCGAGGCGATCAATGATGCGGTACGCCCGCCCGAAGTCACCGAACATGATCGGGTACGCGTCATCCTCGATGTCGGGCATATCGACCGCTTCGACCACCGGGCGCCCGAGAATGGTTTCGGGCTGGCCGACCGCGATTGACGGCTGCCAGATGTATTCGCCCGTGGTGGTGTTTTTCAGCTTGCGGATTGCCGCCAGCGTGGTGCCGTTCATCAGCCAGGTGCCGGCATTCCGGTAGGCTGACGGCAGCGCATACATGCAGTCGATCAGCTTGTCGGTGTCGAGGTTGGTGGCGTGCCCATTGGCAGTGTATTCGACATCGGGATTGGTCAGAAGGCCTTCGGGCTCTTTGACGCCATCGCCGCTCACGAACGCTGTTGCTTCCTTCTGGCCATAGTCTTCGGCCAGGGCCAGATTGACCTCGGCCTGCGCGGTGCCGCCGCTGTCGGTCAGAAGTTCGTTGCTGATGTCGACATAGGTCATCAGCTTGCGGGCCGTGACCTCGGTCTGACCAAGCGTCACGGTGGATTCTTCGCTGTCTTCGCCTTCGCCTTCCCACTGCGCATTCGTGATGCCGGTGCGCTTCGGATACTTGACCGAGGGGCCGCTGATGCTGCGCACGCTGGCCAGAGACCGGATCGGCGAGAATTCGACCAATTCGCGAATGAACTCGGTCGACATTTCTGCCGGTGCCAGATAGCCGCCCTGGGTGTCATCAGACACCGTGAGCGCTTTCAGTTCTTCGAGCGGGGTGCGATCCCCGAGCCGGAGATACAGGCCGAATGACTTCTTTTCGGTCTCCGCTGCCTCGTCGACATCCTCATCGGACTTCGATGGTGCCGGTCGGTTGGCCTTCTTCTCGAGCGCGTCCAGGCGCTCGGTGAGCTTCGAAGTGTCGGCCTTCTCCTCGATCGCCTTGATCCGTTCGTCGACCGTGGAAGTCAGATCCTCGAGGCTCTTGGTGACGGTTTCGATCGGATCATCACCATCACCTTCCTTGAGTTCGATGGCGCTCGCAAAAGCGCCCTGAGAGACGTGTGTCACTGTCTACCTCTTGAGCTTGAGCGCCTGGTTGGCGCGGTTGATCGCGGTCGAAAGCCGAAGCGCATCGACTGCGGATTTTGCGGAAGTGATCCGCGCGCCCGGGTGCATCGGAATGGTGACCAGGCTTGCCTCGAGCAATTCGAGCTGTTTGATGGTGCGCCCCCCGCCGGACCGGGTGACCGATCTCAGAGTCCGGAAACCGATCGACATCCCGCTTACTGCGCCGGCGCGGACCAATGCGCGGACTTCACGGGCCCTCGTCAGATCTTCCACCAGAAGCCGGCCCTCGAGATGCAGCCCGTCTTTGCGTTCTTCGGCCTTTTCCCATGTTCCGATCGGATCGTTCTGGTCGTGGCCGAACAGGATGGGGAGGGGGGTCTTGGTTCCCTTGAAGGCGCCGGGGTCGATCATGTCGCCCATGCGGTCAGGTGCGCCAAAGGGCCAGGCAAGCCCACTGATTGAACCATTGTCATCAGCGATGATCTTGGTCTCGACAAAGACGCGATCCATCAGAACGACTCCGGTGCAAAATTGGCGCGGTCACCGGCGAACGCGTCGACCTGCTCCTGAACCCACGGCACTCGCAACAGGGTCAGGACATTGGTTGCGGTGAAAGCCACCGGCTTGCCGTCTTCACTGACTTCCCAGCGCAGAACGTGTTTGGCCAGGCATCTCAGCCTGGCTTTCTCGCGATGATCGGCGCTGACCCGGCCATCGATGTCAGCCATCTCGATCAGCTCATCGGAAAGCGAGAGCGCCGCCCGGCGCGCGGTGTCGCTGTCGGGTCCAACCACCCAAAGCTTGAGGCCGGTGGGTTCACCTGAGAAAGGATCCACCAACTCGATCTCGCGGCCCTTGTCCTGATCGGCGGCGTTGCCGATCACGTCATTCATTTCCATCGGATCCCCCGAGCGACTGCGAGCTGGTGTTGGGATTGCGGTATTCGTTGCCGCCCTCGATCGGAGGCAGGTTCTCTTTGGCGCGGATGTCATTCGCGCTCATCCATTCGGCGGACCTGGCCTGGCTGTAGGCGGTGAAGCGCTTCCCGATGTCGGTGCGCACCAGATCGTCGATAAGGAACTCGGCATACCAGGCATCGCGATCTTCCGGCGCGAACAGCTTCAGGCGGATTTCGCCCTGCCATTGCTTGAGCCATTTCGCCAGAACGAAGGTGACAAACATGGCCCCGAGTTCGGCCGCGTTGCCCCATGTGGCGCGACCCATTTCGAACAACAGGTGAGGGGGGACGCCATAGACGCGGGCGATCTCATCGATGGCGAAACGGCGCAATTCGAGAAACTGCGCGTCCACCGAGTTGAACGTATGCGAGACGAACCTGGAGCCATCCCACAGGACCGGAGTGCCGCCAGCATTCTCCGCGCCCTGTTGCGCGACTTTCCAGCCGGCGAGCATCTTTTTGACACCCTCATCACCTAACTGCTTAGGCGTTTCGATCACCCCGCTCGGTCGGCTCGCCTTCTCAAAGAATTTGAACGCCTGGCGCTCCATCACCATTGCGACACGAATGGCATCCCTGCAGTCCAAGGTCGGGGACTTGCCCGCTATGCCGTCGGTGCCGGGCGCCTTGATGTGGAAGATGTCCCGATAGGGATAGAGAGCCTTGCCACCGCCTGTCTGGTATTCGTAAGTCGGTTCGGAGGAGGTGGTGTCGACCAAGATACGGACGTTGGCCGGATCCAGTCGCATCAGCTCCGCGACCTTGCCATCGACCCGATTGATGTGGGCATAGCCATTGCCATGAAGCAGGCAGTCCCGCTGCAACTGCTCGCGGAATTCGCCGGCGCTGGTCCATTCATTGGGGTCGCGCAGGACCTTGGCAACTGGATGCTCACGGTCCCGTTCGCGCTTGTCACCGTCGCGGCGATAGACATGCAGGGGGAGTTGGCCGATCGGCTCGGCTATCGCTTGGACCGCCCGCCGTACGGGCGTGCACCGCATGGCCGTTGTCGGCGTCACAATGACTGGCACGGTCGGAATCGGAAGACCGAAAGCCTCGTAAATCAAGTCGTCGGGCACCGTGAGGGTGCCTTTTGCCTCGACGGCAGGCTGTCGATTGAACGGCCAAATCTTCATGCCCCGAAGATGAGGCGAAGCGTCCAAAACGCTTAATGGTCAAATGGCGGATTTCATGGTTTGGCGTGGGCTTTCAATGGCCGCGCCTCAGGAACTCGATCAAATCGCTTTCGAGAACACAATACCGACCACCCACGCGATGGATGGGCGAACCGGGCTGACAGGCGAGTGTTCGAACGAAATCCGGGCCGGTGCCGATCCGCTGCGCGATGGCCCCGAGCGTCCAGATCACGCGATCTTTTGGGGACTGATTGACCATGCGATCGAACGCGGTCGGTGTGAGAGATTTGCTCATAGGTCAGCCTTGGGTTCGCGTTCCGACATTGTTCAATTGCTGCTCGACGGCGTTTCGAAAGGCCACGAGTTGGGTTTGAACCTGCTCGTCGTTGAGACCAGCTTTGGTCATCGACTTCGCCATCCGCTGTACGACCTGGCGCCAATAGGACTCCCGTTCCTTGTCGCTCGACTTCCGTCTGATCAAGCTCGCAACGTGGCGAGCCTTGCCGACATTTCGATCCTGAGGGAACGGAATGACCCGGGCGCCCGAAGGGGCGCGAGTACCAGCCCAGGAGAACAGGTTCGGATGGTCATCCTTTTCCATGTTTTGCTCCCTGCCTATGGCTAGATGTATATGTGTCACTCTCATGGGACGCGGGATTGGTGGTTTGTGTCCCGCCAGAGAGACGCAAATCGGTTTCTTGCGGTAATCCTATACCGCTGTGTCCCATATCAGTGACGCTCCGTCTCTCAGATGGGACGGCGTCTTGTTTTTCCGGTCGCCATTTTTCGAAGTCTCTGGTGGCAGCGTGACCGGTCTTGTCATCCCGGTGTTCGGTTAGCCGCCATTCCGAAGCCTTGCTTCCGAGGCTGCTGAAATACCCGCCTTGCGAACGTTTGATGAAACCGTGTTGATCAAGATCCTGAAAAGCCCGGCTTGCTGTATTGACGCCGACGCCGAGGGCCTTTGCGGCCTCTCGGCACCCCAAGCCGATCGTCCCATTGTTGGTGCCGTTGTACCGGAGTTTGATTTCAAGGTAGAGCGAGCGCGCAACGGGTGTCAGATCGCGCCATGCAGGATGATTGAGGGTCGAAAACCTGATCTGGACGAAAGGGGGCGGTTTGCCCCCCTTCTTTGCCCGGTAATCACGTTTGCCCATCAGCGCCCCCTGAGGTCGAGGGCCACACCCAGCCGGCTCAAGTCCTTGGTGAAGACCACACCGCTGGCATTCAGAGCGCCGCATATAGCCGCCAGTTTGGCGGCGCGGACCTCATCCGCTTCACCGGGTGAGGATTCCGCCTTCTTCACGGTCGCCACGGTCACACCGGCCCGTTCGGCCAGGTCTTGAACCGACCAGCCGAGCAAAGCCCGGCCGGCACGGATTTGGTTTGAATGCGGTATCTGGATCATGCAGCGACATCCGTGTCGGGGTCGAACATATCCCAGCGGCGCCGAAACACCGTATAGGCCATCCCCAATCCGATCTGGTACTTCTGATCGTCGATGCTGAATTGCTTGGCGAACGCCTGCACCTCGTCACGAACCCGGTCGAGACGATCGGCTATGATGTCGTCGATTTTGTCTTCGTCGATCATGCCGGCCTGCATTTCGGAGTAGGCGCCATCGGCGAAGGTGACGCCAACAAGGCTTGCTGCGGCCAAGAATTCGATGGCGTTGTCCTGATCGTTCATGCGTGTTTCCTTTCGGCAGTTGAGTGAACGCGGCCGCCAAGGTTCTCGGCGACCCATTGATCGAGCGCGTCGGTGGAGTAGAGCGGGATGCGGCCGAAATATTCGATGGCCGGCCCGCCGCCGAGCGTTGCCTTCTTGGCAAGGGTGCTGGCCGAAACCTGCACCCCGTATTTCTCGAGCAGATAGGCGGGCACTTCCTTGCGCCGCAGGCGGGGCTTAGCGAGGGCGTCATTCATGCCTGCCCCCTTCACGCTCGAGCAAAATGCCGGTGACGCGGAATTCGCCGTCATCCCCGATCGCCTTGAGCAAACCGACACGGGTAACCGTTGGATCGATTGCTAGAACCGCATCGCGGATTTCGTCGGCCAATGCCTCAAGGCCGGCCTGGGGGTCCCGGGTTTGGCGCAACACACGTGTCGCCATTGCAGGAATTCTCTTGAGGGCGTCAGACATGTTCATCGACCTCGCAAATCAGAGCGTTGAGTTTTTCCTGCAGCGCTTTCCCGCGGCGCCAAGTCTGGCCACAAAGCCAAAGGGTGGCCTCGATATTGCCGCGCCGGAATGTGAGAGTAACTGCATCGCCATCGTCCCCGACTTGCCCCCTGTCGGGGTCGAGCGACCATTCGAGATCGGTGGTCAGGAATTTGAGAAGGTGCGAAAGCTCGGTTGCCTCCGACCAGATTTCCTCAATCGTGCCGTGCAGAGCAGGCAGATCGGGGGCGGCTTTGGCTTGAAGGGTGTCAGCCATGAGAAAAACCCTCCGAATTCGCCGGTTTGATTTCGGCGGAGGGTTCAGAGGCACCCTTGCCCCAGAACGGGTTCTTGCCCATCCGAAAGGGCCACAAAGCGCACCCTGTGGCCGTGCACTTGCGCGCTTCGCTGGCATTGCCGCCCGAGCAATCGATGCACTTCGCACGGATCGCCTTGATCGGGCTTGTCGGGCCGATCGCTTTTAGGTCTGCCAAAACCACCTGGTCAGGGTGCCGGCCGATCAGCGCGCCGCCGTCCACCTCATAGGGGGAGGGTTCGAGATAGCTTGCGCGATCCGGTCGCGCGGTGGTATTTGCTGTGTTCATCTTGGGTTCTCCTGAACTCAGGGTTTCACGGCATCAGGGGCAGGGTCGCCAAACTCACCCCCTGGTGCCGTTTCTTTTGACTTGGCGATGCCGAGCCTGATCAATTCCCGAACTGCTTGCGCACGAGACGCCTTGCGGTTCGCGTACCTCCAATCATCAATCTGCTTGATCTCATGAGGTGCCAACAGGAGTTGGTACTTCTCCATCTGCGCACTTTCATGGGCCATCCATATTTCTCCGTTAGTTCCGTTTATGACGGATTAACCATTAATGCGGCCTCCGCTGGAAATCAAGCGGAAACTGACGGAAGTTCCGTCTATTGACGCAGTGACGGGAAAGATGTCTTTCAATTCGCTGTGAGCGAGGCTGAAATGGTTGATGACAAGAAGACCTTGAAATTCCAGATGATGATGTCACCTGGAGAGGCCCAGCAACTTGACGATTGGATGTTCGAGAATCGCCTCCGGTCCCGTGCCGAAGCAATTCGACGGCTGTGCCAAATTGGCTTGGCCTTGGATTCTGCTCTACCTGAAATCGAGGGCAAGTTTCAGGTGATTGGTGACCTGTCAGTTGAAATCATTGATGCTATCAAGGCCATCGATAATCGCGAGGGAAGTGACCCCAAAACCGAGAAGATGCTTATGGCTGTCCATGACGCGATGGTGAATTCACTTGAGCTTCTAAACGTCTTGGCGGAGGTCGGTGCCCGACGAAACGAGTGGTTACGGGACGAGACTTTTGACGCGGCGCTCGCGGCAGTAGAGCGATTAGAAAGAACAATAAAGACCTACAGGGACGCGGACGATCTGAAGTAAGTAGTGCCATGCCCCAGACTCCATCCCTGATCACCCAGGCCGAAGTCCGCCGCATTCTCGCCGGTGCCAAACAGGTGGGCGTGTCCATGTCGATCGTTATCCGGGACCGGGTGGTCTATTTCGTGCCGACCGAGGATCTGGATATTCCGCTCAATGACGGGCGAGACAAGCTCGAGCCCTTCAAAGAGGTGGAAAGGCTATAGCATCGCCGATTGCGGTTTTCCGCAGCTTGCCTGTTGAGGCGGAGTGCGCTTTTCTGAACGGGAAGGGGAGGGGCGTTGACCTATCTGTTTTATCTGCTCGGTTGGATTTGCGTGCTGGTCGGTGTCGCCTGGTCGGCCCTGATCTTCGGTCAGCCTTTGCGGCCGGACGCCACCGGCTACGCCATTCTGGGCCGGCTTATCGCTGTCACGCCCGGTGCGAGCGTGATCTTTGGCGGCTTCCTTCTCCTGGCAATTGGCGGTGTGCTGCACCGCCTGGACAAGATCGTCGATAACTCCGCTGAAACCTCGGACCTTCTTGAAAGGGTGGTCTCAGGTGCGAAGCGCTAGGCCCGCGTCGGAAGCCTGACCACCTTGGCGGTCTCCGCGAACATCTGCCGATGGACCTCGCCCGCGATCTTGTTGGCCGCGGCGACCAGCACGCTATCGAGCCGGTGGGTATACCGGGACGTGATGCCGCTGCCGGCGTGACCCAGGCAGGCGCCGATGGTGGAATCCGTAAAACCCAGATCGGCCCCCACGCTGGCGAACGAATGGCGCAGCACGTGGGGAGTCACACCCTCAAGGCCCGCCCCTTGAAAAAATCCGCGATAGAAACGCTTCATACCCGCGTAGGGCAGGCGCTCCAAACGTGAGGCCGGGAAAACGAAGGGATTTTCTTCATGGCGGGGCAGGGTGTTCAAAAGGTCGATTGCCGTTTGCCCGAGCGGGCGGACCGATCGACCGGTCTTGCTGTCATCAAGCTTGAGAACCTGAGCATCAAGGTCGACCTCATCCCAGCGCAGATTTTGAACCTCACCCAGGCGGCAACCGGACAGGGCGGCGAAGTGCAGGATGGCGAGGCCCTGCCATGGTTTGCCGGCAGGGTTGGCGAATGCCTTGCCCAGGGCGCGGTATTCATCCGGCGACAAGCGTCGGTCACGCTTTTTGCCTGCGGGCTTTTTGACCCCGAACGAAGGGTTGAATTCGATCACGCCTTCGGACACGGCAAAGCTCAGGATGCCGCCAAGGGTGCCGGCGGTCCGGGCCGCGGTACCGGGTCCACCCCTGACATTGACCCGCCCCCGGAGCTTTCCGGACTTGCCGGTGACCCGGGTCTTGCCCGCCTGCACGTCGCGGATGAATGTCACAACGTCAGCGCGCTTGATATCGATCACCAGCCGGTTGCCCAGAAGCGGCTTGATGTGCTTGTCGATCCGGCCCCGATCGGTGGCAAGCGTCGATGCCTTTTTGGGGCGTCCGCCCTTGCCCAGGATCAGCCCCTTGTCAGCGGCTTCCATGTACCGGTCGCACAGATCGGCGACGGTGAGGGACTGGCGCCGGGTCCGCCGTTCCTGCAATGGATCGTCACCCGTTATCGCGGTGGTGAGTTGCTTGCCGGCCTCGGCTCGAGCCTGTTGCACGGTCAGGGTGCCCAGGGGGCCGATTTTCATGCGGCGGCGGATGCCGTCCGCGTTGCGATAGTCGGCATAGAACACCTTCGACCCGGACGGATAGACGCGCATCCCGAAGCCCTTCAGGTCAGAGCACCAGATGAAATAGGGCTTGGATTTGGGCGCGGCCGCGTCGGCAACGGTCTTTGTCAGCTTGGGCAT